TGTTTTAAATTATATGGAAATACAAAAAAATCACCCTTAACAGGTAAAAAAGATTTTTCATCTACTACATAATCTCTACTCTCTCCATAAGTAAAAACTACAGATCCAGGTCCAGCAGATTTACCTTTATATTCTTTATTTTCTTTTTTTAATCCAGAGGGTATTTGTAAATATAGAACAGTAGATAGTTGACAGTTGGTGTGTATATGGGGTGGATTTGATTCACCACTTTTCATATAATTTACCCACGCTGAATTGCATTGTATTTTTGATATATCGGTTTGATACCAAGAATCAAAAGCTGTTTTAAAAGGTTGTAAGTATGGCGAAAGAATTTTCGCATATTCTTTTTGATTTATTTTATATTCATTATCAATAATTCCTGCTAAAGAATCTCTCGCATCTTTGTTTTTTTTACTACAAAGGTTTTTTACTTTTTTAATATCTTGTTCTGTAACCTGTGTTTTAAACAACAAAGGACCAAACATGTGTTGTTCATAATTCATCATAAGTAATTAAAATTTATCACCACCCTTCTTTCTACATCCGTTTGTGTTACAGCAGCGTGGTATGTTTTTGAATCTATAATTAATACTTTATTTTCTTCTGCTTTAATTTTAGTGTTATCTTTTAATAAAGTGTATCCGTTATTGGTATTAACATAAAATATAGCTGTTTTACAAAAAAAGGTTTTATCTAAATGAAAGTCAGATTGCATATGTTTTTTTGTTTTAAATAATAAATTAGCTCTTATTTCACTAATCATATTTGCTTTAAGTTTTTTAAGTATAGGCTCTATAATTGAATCGTAATAAACTGAGTTTTTTTGATGGCTGTGATAAAAATTATGTCCCATAAAAAAACTATCATTTTTACCTGATGTTTGAAACTCATTAAAAAACCAAGGAAACTCATTAGAAAACATAATACCTTTAATTCTATAAAAGCTTTCTTTATCAAGAAAATTTTTTATTTGTCTATATTTATATTCCATTCTAAAGCATCAATTATATCGTCAAGATTAATTTCTTTTAGTCTATGTGTAATAATAAAATTATGTAACTCAGCTGCCTCAACAATAACGTACTTATTAACTTGTTCAAAAACAATTTTATTTGCTTTAGATTTAGTAGTTATTGGTTTAACATCTCTACCCATAGTATCCATGTTATACGGTCTAAGATCATATTTTAATTTTTGATTTAATCTATTTTTTAATATACCTGATACGTCCCAAAACTCTTTCTCCTTTTGTTTTTTGGTAGCGTGTTTAACACTAGTCAAATGCTTTTTTATAAAATCTTTCATACTTTAAAATTATCGTTTATCATACATCTTGTCTAGCCATTTCTTTCGGCACTGCTTGTATATTCCAATGTATAAATCTAAAAGGCTCTATGCCATAATCTACTGCATATTCGTGTTCCAAATATCCTGGAAAAATGATTAATGTTCCTGGTTTTGGTCTAATATGAAATTGTTCATGACCTGGCCATACACCTTCTAACTTTGGTTTCATTTTTAATTTTGTACATCTTGCACCAGTCTTTGGTTCATAAAATATTGGATATGATGTTTTATCACTACACTTTAAAAAGTAAAACCCTGATACGTGTTGATTCCAATGTATGTGTGCTGAGTGATGACCACCACCTTTTTTAGAAAATTCTTGTACCCACATTTCAGAAAACATAGTTGTATACTCTGACATGTCATAACCCTGCTGATCTAAATACTCCCAAGATTTTTGACCTATGTAATTTCTAAAATCTAAAAAGTCATTGTCCATTGTAAGTGCTGTTGAATGATGGGATAACCCAAAGTCACCATGTTTTTTTATATGGTCTTTTTCTTTTTTACGAGCATTAATAATATATTTATCACTTGCTTTATTTAAAGATGTAACAAACTCTGGCTTTTCTTCACTCCAAACAATTGTAGGAAAATACGTATTAACGAACATTATTTATTAACTCGTTGAAATGGAAACCCTAAATGAGGTCTATTATCAAATAAGTTTTTATCCCATCCTTTAGTTTCTTTATTATTATAATGTAAAAATACTTGTCCACACATATAACCAGTAAAGGGCTCTCTCCAGTGTGGAAGAATACTTCCAGAGTATAGTAAAGCATCTCCTGGATTTAAATTAATTTTTATTTTCTTTTTATTAGTGTCCTGTAAAAATATTGGCCACATATCGCCTCCCAAATTTAAAGTTCCAGAAATTTCACAACTAAATCTATCTTTATGTTTTTTTAATATGTCTCCATTTTTATATAATCTAGTGTATGAATAAGTTGGAGATAATTTTAATTTAGTTTTTTTCTCTAAAATTTCATTTGTAACAGCTAACAATGTCTCCATTGCAATATCAGAGTAACAAGAATATGTCCCTGGTGCCTGGTCATCTCCATCAAAACCCAATAACTTATTATCAATTCCTACTCTTTTTAAAGAATAAAAAGTTTGTTTTTTCATTCTAAGATAATTAAACAAAAACTCAGCTAACTCCTCAGAGATTATTTTTCGACATACTTGATATTTATTTTTTTTAAACATAAGGTTTTCCTACTGTCCACATTACTAAACTATACCTTGTTCCTTTTTCTATGGGCGTAACCCGATGCCATATAAATCCAGGGAAAAAAATAATAGACCCTTGTCCTAAATTACATTGACTCATATTTATTTTATTATCTTCCAAAGGTGTTTCAAAATTGTTACTTTGACCTATTTCTAAATCTCCTCCAGTATACTCATCAGGATCATTTAATAATACACTACAAGATAGTTTTCTTATTTTCCCTTCATACTGTGGATATCTATGATTTTTATAAGGAGCAAAAAAAGCATCCATGTGCCAGTTATAATATTGACCTTTAGTATATTTAGTAAACTGAATTTGTTCAGACCAACTTACTTCAAAATTCCAATCTGCATTTTTATTTGCAGTATGTAAATATGGATTTAATTTTTTATAAATTTCTTCTTCATTCACCCAAACTATATGAGAATTCCTACGTTCGTTTCTTTGTTTAGCTGATATCTTTACACCATCACCACCAATTTTACCTTTTTTAGTAGCCTTTGTTTTATATTTTTTAACAATTTTATCACACCATGCTTTATCTAAAGCATTTTTGAAAAACCATACATTGTTTTTTAAATACATTATTTGTAAATCCTTTCAATATCAGCAAAATAAATACAGTCTATATCTGATTTATCAAAAGTTTCAATTGCGTCTTCTGGACTTTCAACTAGAGGATCGCCTGCTAAATTAAAAGACGTATTCATTAATATTGGAACCCCTGTTTTTTTATTAAATAGTTTTAACATTTTATATAATACAGGGTTTTGTTTTTCATTAACTGTTTGTATTCTGCAAGTATTATCTACATGTATTACAGCAGGTATTTTTTCTTTAACGCCTTTCAATGCTTCAACAGCATATAACATATACGGAGAACTTTTCATGCCCGCCATATCAAACCATTTATGTGCTTCTTCCTCTAGGATGGACGCACCAAAAGGTCTAAACCACTCTCTTCGTTTAACCTTGTTCATTATGTCTTTACCATCTTTAATTCTTGGATCTAATAATAAAGACCTGTTCCCTAAAGCTCTAGGCCCTGCCTCAGCTTTGCCTTGATATAAGCCAACAATTTTTTTATTAATTAAATGTTCAACAACAGTTTCTATTTTATCATTACCTTTTTCGATACTATAAGTAGGTTCAGGTCCTAAATAAATATTATCAAAGTTATTTCTTGTTCCACAGTATTTGGCGTAAGTTATTGCAGCTCCGATACTATTACCTTCATCACCACATAAAGGATCAACGTAAAGATTAATATCTTTAGGCAGAGCTTTTTTTAATCTATAGTTAAAAACAACATTTAACCCACAACCACCAGTTATTATAATATTTTTTGTTTTATTGGCATATGCATTTAAAATTTCAACCATTTGATATTCAAATTGTTTTTGACTTTCATAAGCCAAGTCATAATGAATTTGTTTATATCCTACGTTTTTGTGATAATAAAGCTCTGGGTATTTTTCAACATTAACAGTAAAATTAATATTTTTACTATATTTATCTCTATAAAAAAACAAATCATCTTTTAATAAAATGTCTTGTATTTTTTTATTGGGTTTTCCATAAGCTTGCAAACCCATGAGTTTGCCTTCATCATTTGTTTTAAAACCTAAATGATTTGTCATTCTACTATAAAAAGCTCCTGAAACAGGTCTATGATCTACATCAAAATTTTCAAACCCCTGAAGTGTAATTGCATCAGTTATAAAATCAAAGCCATAAATTTCATTAGCCATTACTTTTGCTTTATGTCCTTCTCTAGTAGTTTGTAATCTTTTATATAAACAATTGAACCCGTGTTCTATACTTGCAAAGTATACAGAAAAAACTTCATGTCCTTGTTTACCATTATCCAGTATGTAATTAGAGCCCCTACCATCAGCTACTAATATTAATGCTTTATCCATATTAGAAGAATACATGGCTTTTACTGCATGATTTAAATGATGTGATTTATAAAAATGAACTGCATTTTCATAAGGAGAATCAATTAAACCTATTTTGTACATATACCCATAAACAAGATGAGCGTCGTGGGTATCATACCCTGTAGCAACTACTTTATCTATTTTAATATTTAATTTTTTAATTTGATTTAAAGTATGAATAGGAAAGAAACTATCGTTTTTAATTTTAGATAGTCTTTCTTCTTGATTATAATAAACTAATTTAAAGTCACAAAATAAAGCAACCGATGCATTATGATTTTTCTGTAATCCTAGTATGTTCATATTTTTAATTCTGTTAATGTTTGTCTAGAACCAAAATCTCCTTTTGCAAAAACGTTAAAGGCTAGGCTTATTCTTTTACCGTAAGTTTCTTTAACATTACCAACTTCATGCATTAAACAAGAAGGAAACAAAATAAGTTTATTCGTAGCTGCGGGTATCCACCAAGTATCTGAATTATATTTATTAAATTGTTTAGGATATACTTTAATTTGATCAAATACATTTTTTTTAAATCTAATAAAATCTAATTTTGGATCAGCGCATATATAATAAACTCCAGATATAATAGAGTTAGGATGAAAGTGTGGGTTGTGTGTTTGTTTTTTATTTGTGTAGTTTAACCAAGATTGTGTAATATAAAAATTTAAATTACCTGAAGGTTTTAATATTTCATCTACATATTGTTGTATAAAAACATTAATTTGTTTTTTTAAATTTTTAAAAGGTTTTTCGTTAAGAATGTAAGTATTTTTACTTTGTAAAATTTTAAACTCCCAATCGGGTTTTGTTTCATATTTAAAAAATTTTTGTAAAGTAGATTTAGATAAAGGCTCTAAATATGTTTCACATACAGGGGTCGGGAATAAATCTACAACATTCATACTTTATAAGTACAAATTATATCATAAATTTTTTATCAAGTAAAGGCTAGCTAACTATCCAAGTATTGGTATTTGTATCCCAATGATAAGCAACCATTGGATCTTCTAAGACATTTTCACTTTGCCATCTGTAATTTTCTTCATTCCAATAAGGCAATCTTAATACTACCGTGTCATTTCTAATTAAACTTTCCTCTGTTGGTTTTGTTATTGGAGGTTGCCAATCATCATTAGCATCTAAAGTCCAAGAAGGGAAAGGTTGTGGTCTTATAAATTTATCCTTAACAGCATCATAAGTGTCTCCTATCCCTGCATTTTGTTTTCTAAATGCATTTGTAGAAGAACATTGTTTCCAAACTCCACCCTTAAAAAGATTTGTGCAATAAGTTTCTCCATCAACATGCATGTCATTTTCACCTAAAGGACCATCCGATGTTGGTACATCATTACCAATTTTAACAGTTTGAATAACTATATTGTTTTCGTCTAATTTTGCAAATGTTGCCATTATACTACCGTAAGTGTTCCTGACACTGTGAAAGTTGCTACTTTATCACCATTTGGTGCAGTTGAAGTTGTATTAGTTCCTGGAGAAACAGTAAAAGTTGCAGCAGAAGGTGCTCTAACAACTACAACACCTGAGCCTCCTGCACCATTTGGTGGAGAACCACAGACACCCATTCCGCCGCCTCCGCCGCCTTTACCATTTGTTCCATTAGATCCCGAGCCACTTCTATTAGCACCCGGTCCACCGCCATCTTGTGCCGGTCCGCCTGCTGGATTTGGAATGTAGCCTCCGCCACCTCCACCGCCAGCGTATTCTACTGAAGATCCTGATACAGAGCTGTCTCTTCCAACTCCACCGGCTCCGCCACCTGGAGTAGATGTTCCGCCGCTACCACCAGCTCCACCACCGCCAGATTGAATTTGTGGTCCCGCAGGATTACCTTGAGGGGGACTAACTGGAGGAGTATTACCTGTTTGTGCAGGGTATTGAACTGAACCACTTCCACCAGGGGCTTCTGGGTTGTAATAACCACCTCCGCCACCACCTGTTGAAGTAATTGTACTGAAAACTGAATTTCCGCCTCTTGGGCAACTGCAATTTCCTGGAACAGGGCCTGAGCCATTACCAACTGTAATTGTAAACTCTTGAGCTTCTAATTCTAACGTAGAAGAATCTTCAGAAGTTCTAAAACCTCCTGCTCCTCCTCCGCCTGCAGCTCCGCCACCTCCGCCGCCAGCAACAACTAAATATTGAAACTCATATATTGCTACTCCACCCGACGTTAAGCCTAATCCTCTTGCGGATCCTGCTCCAAAACTTCCTAATATTGGCATAATCTTTCTCCTCCTAATTTATTACGCAAACTGCGACTGAGCAGCTAACACAGTAAATGTAGCTGATCCAGTTTTAATAATAGTATATGTATAAGCATCTAATGAACTTGCATTACCTGCAGTAGGTGCAGATCCACCTTGCCACTCTGGAGTAACACTTGATCCATCAATTTGAAATGCTGAATTATAATAAGGTGTTGAACCCATTTTTACAATGTGTGCAATAGTTATTGACTCACCTGTGTCCATTATAGAATCTAAAGATGTTGAGCCATCACCTCTAACATTTAATGTCCAGTTAGCTGCTGCGTTTGTTGTGAAGTTCCAAACTGCTTGTGTAAGAACATCGTAGTTAATTGTTCCTGTAGCAGCTGTAGCTTCCGTCGTAACTTTTTCTGCAACGCTTTGAATTTTACCCTGGCCATTGAAAGTTGCTCTTCCATAACCTTTAGGTGTTAAATTTAAATCTATGTTTGTATCACCACCAGTTGCTGATAAATTAGGTGCATTACCAGTTGCTGCGTTAGCGACTGTAAATTCATTAACTGCAGAGCCAGTTGTAGAAAATTTAATTTGTTCATTTGAGCTTTCGTCTAGGATAGCTTTTGTATTATCAATAATAATATTTTGTGCGTTAGTATCTAAGTCTGCAGAAAGTTGTGGTGAAAAGTCTGATGATAAATCTGTTAAATTTGTGTCAACAACGTTTGTTCCATCTGAATAAACTACTTTAGTTCCTTTATCAGCTGCTGCCCATGTAACACCAGATCCAGAAGAAGTTTTAACAGTTACAGTGTATGCACCTGTTGTTGCGTTATCGATGATATAAGTTTTTTCAATTGAATCAGGAACAACTACGTTAACTGCTCCTCCAATTGTTCCAACTAATTTTAATACATTGTTTTTACCATTTGAAAGTGCACCATTAGAAAATGTTAAAGTTGCACCTGTAGTAATAGCAACTGATTGGAATCCACCAATTGCTTGTTCTAAAATTAATAAGTTTGTATTTGTGATCTGACCCCAAGTTCCTGAATTTTCTCCAGTTGCTTGGACTGTAAGTTTTAAACTAGCCGATGTAGAGTTCGCCATTTTTTATCTCCAATTCTTGTATATTATAAATTAATTTAAATAGTGTCAAACACTTATTTTATGCAGCATTTGTAGGAACTTCCTTCCA